AAATAACCATATAAGTAAGGAGATAGATATGAGTGTTAGTGATTTGATTAAGAGTGCGATGGATAAAGATGCAGAGTCTTTCGAAACATCGTTTGATGGTATTATGGCAGATAAAATGACTTCGGCTATCGAAACAAAATATGACACTATGTTTGGCGCTAAAGCAGACTCTGCTGAAGAATCGACAGACGTAGAAACAGACTAGGAATAAAAGGAATAAACATGAAATCTTTTAAGCAGTTCGCAGAGACAGTAGAGATCATTAGAGATAAGGATCAAGCCTTTGTTGACAAGCATATTGTAGACATTAAGGATCTTCCTGATGGTTATAAGCAGGCAGAAGTACTTGACTTATCAGCTAATCGTCTTGCTGATCTCGAAAAGGGTGAAGATAAAGAAGTATATGAAGCAGTGGAATTCACTGAAGAAGAGATGACTGACGCCCAGAAAGCGAAGAAAGAAAAGATCGTTAAAGAACTCAAAAAGAAAATGAGTGAGTTCAAAGGTCGTTACGGTGATAAAGCTACTGATGTATTGTATGCGACTGCTACTAAGATGGCAATGAAAGACGAAGATGAAGACGAAGATGATCTAGAAGAGTCGTACAAAGAAGGCTACTACTCAGAAGGCGTTATCGCTGACTTAGAGAAGATCGTTAAAACTAAGAGCATGGGCGAAGTCAAGTTCAAAGATGGTAAGAAGCAGAAGATCGATCTCTTCTCAGCATCTGCTGTGCTTAATGCGTACAAATCGTTAAATTCAGTTAACAAGAAAAAAGTTGAAAGTATGTTATCTGACAAGACACAGTTTACTCGATTCGTATCTTTCGCAATGCAAGCAAGCAAATAAGGAATAGATATGAGCTTACTAATCAAAGAAATTGTTGAAGACGTAGAATACATCACTGAAGCCAAAGAAGATGGTACTAAGCAGTATTTCATCGAAGGCATCATTATGCAAGGTGACATCAAGAACCGTAATGGTCGTATGTATCCTAAAGAGATCCTTGCTAAAGAAGTGAAGCGATATAACGAAACTTACGTTCAGAAAAACAGAGCATATGGCGAGTTAGGGCATCCAGCAGGTCCAACGATTAATCTTGATCGTGTATCTCATATGTTTACAGAGTTAAGACAAGAAGGTTCTAACATCGTTGGTCGTGCTAAAGTAATGGACACGCCAATGGGTAAGATCGTTCAGAACATCATGGACGCAGATGGTACTTTAGGTATTTCATCTCGTGGCATGGGTTCTATCAAACAGAATAAGAGTGGTATCATGGAAGTCCAGAGTGACTTTATGTTAGCTACCGCAGGGGATATTGTAGCCGATCCATCAGCACCAGACGCTTTCGTTAAGGGAGTGATGGAAGGTGTAGATTGGATTTACGATGTAGCTTCTTCTTCATGGGAAGTGGCGAACACATTTGACGAGATCGAAGAAGAGATCAAACAGACTGCAAGAGTCTCTACAGCAGAATTAGAGATTAAAGCAGCCGCATTGTTTGAGAAATTTGTACGCTCTTTGTCTAAATAACAATTTTTATAAATAGTAATAACGATAATTACTTTAAAGGAGAAGTCTAAATGAGTGAAGAATTAGGAAAAGACCTAGACCTAGAAGAAGCGAAAGCAACTGGCGAAGATGCAGAATCAGCCGATGCCGTAACTCCTGAAGGTGGAAAGGATAAAAAGCGTAAAGATAAAAAGGGTGGAGAAACTAAAGCTGATGACGTTGAAGATGACGTTAAAACTCCACAGGGCACTAACACTGCTGGCTTAAGTGAAGCTGTTGATCGTTTATTCGAAGGAACTGAGTTTTCTGAAGAATTCAAATCATCTGCCGTTGCAGTATTCGAAGCCGCCGTACACGAAAGTGTCCTTGCTGAAACAGCAACTTTGGAAGAAAAGTTTGAAAGTGATCTTCAAGAGCAAGTAGATGCTACTGTTGAAGAGCTAGTAGAGAAAGTAGATCAATACTTAGACTATGTTGTTGAAAACTGGATGTCTGAAAATCAGGCTACAGTAGAAAGCAATATCAAAGTTGAAGTAGCTGAATCGCTATTAGATAGCATTAAAGGTCTCGTTTCTGAGCATAACCTTGAAATCGATCAAGAGCAAATCGACCATGCCGCTGAACTTGAAATTGAGCTTGAAGAAGCTTCTATCAAGTACAACGAAGTTGTTGAGCAAATGATTGAACTTAAGGAAGCTAAGTCACAGGCTGAAAATGAAATCGCATTCAAAACAGTTTCTGAGGAATTAACTGACACTCAAGCGGAAAAATTGCGTGTTCTCTCAGAAGGTATTTCTTTTGATACAGTTGAAGACTACAGCAAAAAGTTAGAAGCAATTAAAGCTAACTACTTCGCTGAATCTGCTACAACTGTTGTAGAAGAAGAAACTGATCTTCTACAAGAAGAGACTACGGAAGATGTAGCGCCTGTATTAGACGCTTCAATGCAAAGCTACACACAGTCGCTTAGCCGCTTTTCGAAATAACAAATTTTATAAATAGTAATAAGTAAAAAATCTCAAATAAAGGAGAACCATAATGAGAAATGAAGAACTAATGAAAAAGTGGGCACCGATTCTAGAGCACTCTGCTCTTCCCGCTATTCAAGACTCACATAGAGAAGCTGTTACAGCAACTCTTTTAGAAAACACTGAAACTTCTATTAAAGAAGGTTCAAGCATGGGCTCTACAGGTATCTTATCTGAAGCCGTTCCTGGTAACAGCACTTCTGATGCCGCTAACTATGATCCAGTATTGATCTCTTTAGTTCGTCGTGCAATGCCTAACTTAGTAGCATATGATATCGTTGGTGTTCAGCCAATGACTGGACCTACTGGTCTTATCTTCGCTATGCGTTCACAGTACGGTGCTGGTTTTTCTGGCAACGATGCTGGAACTGGTGAAGCATTATTTGGCGAAGCTAACTCTGG